CCCCGGAGGGGGAGTACCTTTCACGGACGGATCCGTGTGACACACGTAGTGTCAAGTGTGTTGCGCACTTCGCAACTAGTTAGGCAATGGCATGAACAAGGAGTTCTGCTGCCTCAATGGAGCATAACTCATGTCAGACCCTAGCGAACCCTATGATCGTACTCGATCACGTTACGTTTCGGGCTGTTTGCCCGGTGGTCACTCGCTTTACACCGATACCTACTACTCTAATGGTTCGGTGAGTATTATCCAAAAGCGAGATGGGGCGGATCTATGTAGTGATCGGTTGGAAATTATGACCGATCGTGTAGTTCCGGGGTTTAAAGATATGCAGCGTCGTAATATTCTGCTGCCTGTCAACCCAATGTACCATAGCACCCCGTTGAGCCGTCAGGTCAACGCGGATGCACCATGGACTGCGTATCGTTTCGGCAAGTATGCCAGAACGGACTTGTCTGTGGTTGGTCATAACCCTCATACTTTCGGTGACAGTTACAGTCCTCTCGTGGTGCCTCCTGGCACGAACTGGAGTACTGTGGCCGCCCAAGTTGGGATTCCGGAAGTTCCGTCGCTTGCCTATATGATGCAGGAAGCGAGAGCAAAGTGCCATGCCTCCGGGGTGGACATGCTCACCATGTTGGCCGAGTTTGATAAATCGGTCGATCTCGTAACAGACGTTCACCATAGGACCCTTGCGAGGGCTCGAAAGGTGATCGACGCTGCTGCTAAGTTCAAGCGGGGGGACGTTAATCGTACGTGGCGCTACCTCGGTCGCGCCGCACGAGTTGCGGATCTCCTTGCGTTGGCTGGCAGTATCTGGCTTGAATATCGCTTTGGATGGCGATTGCTCGTTCAGGACATTGAGTCACTGAAGGAAATACACGACAGTGTCGTGAATACCTTTGACGTGTCTTATGAACGTGGCACATTCAAGTTCGAGTGTGATCCTATCGATGGTGCAGTAACTCGCCTAGCTCCTTCCAACAGTAATTTCTACGTTGGGAAAAATCAGGGCGGTGTCGGGTGTATTACCCGTCGCTCCGAGGAAAGGTTGCGGGCCGAAAGGACCATACGCGTAGGAGTCATGGAGCAGTTTCGAGGGAATCGCCCTTACTTTGGGGATTTCTTTGTGACTGGCTACGAGTTGATCCCACTCTCATGGGTGGTTGATGCTTTTAGCAACGTCGGGTCTCTAATAAAGGCCTGGTCTCCTATGATCTCCGGTCGGCCAGTCCACCAATGGATGACCGATGAACAAATTTACGTCATACGTAGGACCTCCACCCCAACCGGCTTGACGCCGACTTGGAAAACTGGAACCTACACTGCCGCGACCTGTCACGCCGATGTCGGTGTTACGGTCAAATCACGGGCGCCTGTCGAAATGCAGTGGCCAACGATTAGTTTCAACCCCCGAGGTCCAAACGCATTAAAGTGGATGGACATTGGTTCGGTGGTTGCGACGTTCGGTAGGTCCATTACGCGTTACGCTGAGCGCACCATTCTTCGAATGTGACTATCTTGTCACCAAACTGTAGGAGCTCATCATGAGCCTTTTGATGCCCGTTGGAATGTCGTACGACGGTTCCCAGAACGTCGATTCTGTGACATTCGTGTTCGCCGATCACACGGCAAGTGACCCGCATTTCGCCATCGTGGATCGCAAGACCCCGGTGACGAAGAACGGTTCGACCGCCTTTGCCCAGATCCGGACCCGTGTTTTCCAAAGCATGGTTCACCCGGATACCGGAGAGAAGAAGAAAGCCGTCACCGAGGTGACTACGCGTTACCCCGACTTCGCCGACTTGGCGGAGGTCAAGGACGACGTGCTCTTCATCGGAACTCTGGCAGCCTCTGCGGACTATCGTGCCGCCGTGGAAAGCCTCATGCTTCCCCGTGGCGTTGCGAGTTCCTGATACCAGTCATGGTTCAGGCGACTCGTGATACCATCCGGGGTGCAGTCGGTTACCTTTGCAGGTTTCTCGGCTGCTTGCGTGTAGTGCTTTGCCGTATCGTACGGCCAGACGACAACCATCCTTAAGCGGAGATTGTTATGGGTAGACCTCCTAAATCAGTAGGTAAAGGAAGGCGGCGCGGGGAGAACGAGAACGTTCCCTGTGTCAAACTAAACGAACTGTTCGACCAAGCGCTGAAAGACGTCATACAGTACCTGCCGCAGGGTACGATCCAAGAGCTATTTTGGGCCTTGGACGTGGAACCTGCGACACTGCGTGACGTTCTGGACAGTTGCGCCCTCAAAGCTGAATCGTCCCTTGCGGACGGAGGGTTTGAGGCCTACGCATGTCTTCGTCAACTCCAGTCCCTGATCAAGAAGAACTTGGACTGGCACGCATCTCCGCCCGCCGAAAGGCTGGCAAAGTCGATGGACGGCTTCTTCGCATGCGAAAAACGCTGTGAAGAGACGAACCGCCGGTTCGAGACTGAGGTGCGGAACCCCCACCGGAATGGTCCGGTATACCAGGTTCTCAACCTGGCTCGGTTAAAAGTACATGAAGTACTAGGGGAATTGACGGAGGTGAGGTATCTTGAATGCCTGCGGAAGGCCGATTTTGGTCCTGGTTCCCCTTTCGTCCCAGAGATGGGATGGGAGGACCCGAAAGGCCTGCAGTGGAAACTTGCAGGGGACCAGACAACTACGCGGGACGCGTGGCCGCACGCTCGCCTGGCCCTGGAGCTCAATGATGGATGGCTGGATTGCCTCCTGTCGGCGGGTGCCAACGTGGGTTGGGTGGACGAGGGCAAGATGTCAACGGCGCCTAAAAACGCCACTATTGACAGGGTGATAGAGCAGCAGCCGTCATTGTTAGTATACCTGCAAAAAGGAGCAGGTTCAGTGATGGCCGAGTTGATCCGAAGTATCGGGATCGACCTATCTACCCAGGAACGGAATCATCGCGCTTGCCGTAAGGGATCTCTTTACGGCGAAACGGCCACGGTGGACATGACGTCCGCCTCCGATCTGAACGCACGTGCGTTGATCGAGTGGTTGTTTCCTGGCACTTGGTACGATTTCCTAAATGACATTCGTGTCAAATGGGGCGTTACCACGGAGGGCCACGTGTTCCCCCATCAGATGTTTTCAACGATGGGAAATGCGACGACCTTTCCGATTCAGTGCCTGGTATTCTACGCGATTACCTGGGCATCCTGTTATCTCGCTGGTGAGGACAGCCGTGCGATTCGCGTTTACGGAGACGATATCATATGTCCCGTGGGCGCTGTTGCATTGCTGTTCGAGACCCTCCGCTACTGCGGGCACATACCGAACGTCGCGAAGACGCACGTGTGGGGCCCAATGCGCGAGTCATGCGGAAGGGACTACGTTCAAGGAATTGACGTACGTCCCGTGTACCTGGAGAAATGTCCATCGACGGACTTTGAGGTAATGTCGCTTTACAACCGACTAGCCCTCATGGCATTTATGCCACTCCCACGTACACTCTCTTACTTGAGGAATCGGGCTCGAGACCTGTCAGGTCCACCCGATCTTGGTTCGTCACTTGACGAGGCCTACTCCACCATGTCTGGTGAGAGTACGATCAAGCCTTACTTCGTGACAGGGAACGGATTTTATGAACCGTTACCCAGCCACTCAGCGAAAGCTCGCATCGGTGTATCACTTGCATCCGATAGCTACTTTATTGCTGATCCTCCAAAACCGACGGGGTACTGCTCCGCGGTACAGTCTAATTACTGGACCTTTCGAGGTTACCAGTTCAGGGCTGTTCCGGTTGCAGATTCGTACTCGTCGACATTAAACTGGCGCGCTATATTGTATGGCGCCAGACTCCTAGAGAGCCGCCGGGGATCGCATGATCTGGATGATCTACGATTCCCAACCAGCGAACGGACGACCTTTGTTCCAGAGAAGTATTGCTTCTGGTGGTCGGACGTG